GGCCATGGGTGGGTTTGGCGCAGCCAAGCCGGTATATGAGCGCCGCAGTGAAATAACGCATGAGCGGGCCGCTAATACGGTCGTAGCGCACCCCTCGGGGTGCCCCTCACGTGCGTTCTGCGGCTGTGGCGTGGCTGTAAGGCTGCTGGGTGCCCCGATTCGGTCCCTGTGGGTGGCTGCCAACTGGCTGCGCTTCCCACGTGCTGCCCCGGCCCCCGGCATGGCGGCGGCTCGCAGAGGGCATGTGTTCGCTATTGAGCAGGTTCTGGGTAACGGGAAGGTACTTGCTTATGACCCCAATTCAGGTGGTCACCGGACACGCATCCACGTGCGCTCACTGGCAGGCTTCACCGTAGTCAACCCACGAGCCTAAGGTGTCACCCGTGTTCACGCTGCCCAAAGTCATCTTGCTGTTGGCACCTGAGCACGGGTCACTGTCCAGTAACTTGAAACGTGTTGCTGCTATTCATGGAATTGAAAAGCCCGTGGTCCATGAACTGGAGCCACGGGCTGGTATGCGGCGATTTGAAATCAGCGACGGTAACTTGGCCGGATCACACGCGGCTGAGCAAACGACTGCTTGTCATACACCCGAAGTGACATCCGCTTGTGTTCAGCACAATACGGATCGTTATCAAGACGCTGTTGACCACAGAAGCGGAAGTCAGAACGGCGCGGCTCCCCAAACGGCCACCGGCAGTGGCACTCCTTGAGTTCAGCAAAAGTCACTGCCGTATCGTTGTCGATCAGCCTCAATCTAATTCTCTTTGGTTTGACGGGCACCACCATCACGGGGGCCTTCAAAAACATCTTGGCTACCTTGACCGGTTCCGGCCTCGGCGGGATGCCCTTGTACTTGTTGGGCGTGCTGCGTTTTAATTGAACATCATTGAGGAGTCCATTCTTACGGGCCCGGTGAATGATGCCCGCTATGGCGCTACGTGACTTGCCAAACTTGACGCCAATCTCTTCCATGGACTTGTCAGCGCGGTACATTTCCAACGCTTCATTATGATCCTCTTCAGTCCATACTATTTTCTTGCCCCGTCTGACGGGCTCAACGACCACGTCAGGAGTGAACGATAGCTGATCCATTTTTTGTTTTCTCCACTGTGATGACGCCTTCAAAGCCGCCAAAATTGGTGATTGAGGCGTGGTCTACTATCCATATACGCTTACCCTCGTTGACGGCGCGCTCATGCAACAAGTCAGCCAAGTCCATCATGCCTTCCGGCGATAGGTGCGTGGAAGGTTCATCATAGAACTCAATTGTGTTGCTGAGCCCCGCCCCCTGCATAATGAGGTTGGATAACCCCATGTCACCGGCCAATTGCAGCCGTTGCGTCTCACCCCCTGACCAATTCTCCCAACGTACAGGTTCTTTGTTGCTGGGGCTTTTAATCATTACCACAAAACCTTTGGTGATGCCCCCAGATTTGTTCTCCCGCTCAACGTCAAAGGTAACCTGCCAATCCACCATGCCCAGCTGAGCAAGACAGTTATTGACTTCAATTTCCAGTGTCCTGAAAGCCTGCTCGATGATGAACAGGCGAATCCGCTTGAACCCCTTCACCCAGTATACTGAGCCCTCACGTTCAGCTTCCAGCCCATTGAGGGTTTCAGTGCTCTCAGCAATTATCTTCTTGTAAGCTTTTAATTGAGTGCGTTTGCGAGCCAGCATCTCAGTATGCGGGTTGGTTGATTTTTCCAAGGCGTGGAGGCGTTCACCCAATTCATCAAACTTGGCCGCTGCCCCCTTGGCTGCGTCCTGAGCGCGTTCCAGCTTGGTAGCCCAAATCCGCATTTCCTCCTTTATTTCATCAATTATTTCTTCAGTCTTGGCTACGTTGCCCTTGGCCCGTACCAAATCCCTCAGGTGTTTTTCAATCGCAGTTTGTTGGTCTTTTATGACCTTCCCACAATGAGCCATCGTTTGTTCATTACGTTGTTTTTCCCTAGTGGCATGAGCGGCGTCCATCTCTTGACCACAATGCGGGCATGATCCCTTGAAGCCCATACGCTTGGTTGCTGACAAGGCAGTCTCATGTGTGGTGAGAGCGCGGTCCTTCTCTCTGTTTGCGCTAGATATCGACTCAAGTATGAAATCCACATGCGCTTTGTAGCGCACAAGATCTTTTTTGGCATCACTCAGCTCACCCTTGAGGCCCTCCTCTAGGTCAACCTGTATTTCTGCCATCTTTTCAAACTTCTTAACGTCTTTGTACGTGGCCTTGCTCTCAGCCTTGATGGTGGCCAGCTGCTTTTGCTTATCAGCCTCGAAAGTGGCTTCCTTCAATTCAAGTATTTCAATGTCAGCCTTGGCTATCTCAATCTTGCCCTCATGCTGATCAATCACCCGGACGAACCCAGCAATGTCGTTCTCAAGTGAGGTGACAATCTTGCCGGTCAAATCACTAAGGGTGAGCCAGTAGTCTAGCTTCATGATATCTGAGAAGAGCTTCAGCTTGTCAGACGGTGACTTGTCAAAGAAAGGGTCACCGAATTGCGGACTGATGACTGAATGCGTAAAGGCCTCGTAATTGAGGCCTAAATGGGTCTCCAGTTCACGCTGGTCAACCGGTTTATCGTCTATCCAAATGCCATTGGGCTTCTGTGAACGCTTCACGGTGAAGCGCTTCTTGCCAACGGTCAGTTCAAGCACGACGTGAGTGCTTACCCCGCCGAACCATGAAAGGACCTCATTGGCTTTGAGGCCGCGCGTGGTCCAGCCGTACAGGCACCACGTAATGGCATCCAGCATGGTGGACTTGCCTGCCCCATTGGCCCCTAGCTCAGGCTCAAACAGATTACGGCCTGTGAAGTAATACAGGCCGTCCGTTGTTGGGAAATCAAAAGTGTGGCTGCCGTTATAGGACCGGAAATTGAACAGCGTTATCCTGTGAAGGTCAAACATCGGGGTCTGAAGCCTTGCAAAGGCCCTTCACGCGCTCCAGCCAAATAGGAACGCAAGTGGGGCACAAGTCAACGTGTGTTACACCTATCTCAGGCACACCAGACTGTTTTGCTGAGACAGGTCCTGCTTGTGGTGGTATGTACTGCACATTAGCATGTAAAGCCTGCACCTGCTGCATCACGGCTCGGTGTTGTGCTTCATTGCGACTAAGAACCCCCTTCAAGTCTCCGAATGACAATACTTTAGGATTTCGAATTGTATTGCCGCAATGATCACAGAACGTCCGGGTTGCCATCGACGATTTCCTTTCCAACTTTTTTGATATTCGCTGCGACATTTTCCGACTTGCAAAATTGATCAAATGTTTCAGCAGCACTTCTACCATTTTGATCATCCAATTTTAAGCGTTCACGTCGTGTGGTGGTGCTGACCTCCAATTTGGCCCCGTGAACTTCAAGGCCCAGTTCCTTACAGGCAGCCAACACCGCTTGACGCACCTGCTTCCACTCAATGGCTTCCTCACGTGCCAGCTGCACCGTGAGTTTGACTTGATCGCCCTCAAGCAGTTCTTTGTTATTCAATATGTTCTCAGGCCCCCGCACCGTCAGGGACCATTTCCGCGGAGCATCGAACCATGGGTAGGTTTCATCACCTGATGGGCGGACGTGGATGCATCTTGGCTCAAAATTGTCCCCAAACCGCACGTGATAGGGGCACCCTATGTAGGTCACGATTCCTTGGGTCTGGGGGCGGTGGACGTCACCAGCGTACACACCCAGCCTCGGCTTGAAAGACTCAATGGGTGAGGCTGACAAGCCCGACAAACGGGCACCTGTCTCAGCTATAGCGCCATCAAAGGTTTGATGACAAAGAAAACTATCAGGATTGTCATCACAAGCCAGCTTAACAGCAGCGGTAAATTCATCTTGCGTCCTATAGTGGGGGATAAGCGCCATGCGCTTACCGGCCTTGACGACCGTTGGTTCAGTCACGAAGTGAATTCCATCAATGTGGCTCAAGAACTTGAAAAAGGGGTTCTTTGGGTCACGGTAATCATGGTTGCCCATGACGATGTAAATGGGGGGTTTCAGCGTGATCAGGCCAGCAACAATCTTGTTTACCAGCGTGGCTGAGTGCCTATCCTTGGAATCAGTTATGTCACCGGCTAGGAAGGTAGCTTCAGGCTGGTACTTGGCTTGCTGTTTTACAAGCCAAGGAAATATCCCCCATCTATATGAGTCGCTTGCGCGATCGGTGAAGTGCAGGTCTCCAATTAGGTACCACATACGGTTCACACTTCTTAAAAAACTTGTCAGCCTCGATGATGAACATATCGTACCGATAGCTGATCAAGACAAACCTTGAGGAGTGCAGCTTCAGTTTAGCAACACCGGCTGCATCAAGACATACGAAAGCAGGCATGCGGTTCTGCCGTGCAACCAAGAAAGGGTGCTTCCCGTACCTGTTAGCTTGAGTGTTAATTTCGTTCCAGAAATCTAACAGCTTGCCCTTGCCCGTGAGCAACCCTTGCCAGTTGAGGTCCGCATAGAACTTGCACTCAGGGGCGAACGTATCACTAAACTTGTGACCGGCTGGGTGAATGCATGAGATGTCACCGACTTGAGTAGAATGCTGCTTGCCACGCTTGTGCCCGACTGTGGCTCGCCCACCTGACATGGCTGAACGCCAAAATACGTCTTCTCTGGTGCCATTGGTCAACCACCTTGAAAGCAGGACACAGACTTCGCGCTCAAACGCGGCTCCTTTTTGCTTACCACCACCGGGGCGCATCAGAAAGGCTCCCTTCTAGCCAACAGAAACCAAAGGATCAGCAATATGGCAGCGATGGCAAGAATATTCTCAAGCATATGAAATCTGACTTCTCAACACATCCCAAATAACTTTGTCATCGGGGTGAATGAGGTAGACGTTGTAGTTGATCAAGAGGTGCAGGTAGTCAGGAACCTTTTCCCTGATTTTGTGAGGCCCGCAATGGAGGAACTCAGCTGCAATGACCGGCTTCTCACGGGCAATCATTTCCAGTGCCCCGGCCAGCGCCATGGGCTCCATGCCCTCAACGTCCATCTTGATGAAGTCAACGCGGCCCTTCTGATCATTGAGCGCCACGGCTTGAACGTCCACCATATCCTTGGGATCAAATGACACCGGCTGCCCCGGTGCTACCTGCACGTCAGGGATAAGCGATAGGCCACCGAAGTTGGCATGAGCGCTATGATTGAGGGTTGGTATCTTCATGGTGCCTGACTTCTCAGTCACCACCGCATTGATGGCACGGGCATTCATGGCATTGTTGAGGGCTATCCCGCCTGCCAGAGCGTAGTAGACGCGTTCCTGAGGCTCATAGGCGGTGACTGAGCCCCAACCAGCCATGTGGTTGGCCCAGCCCATCGTACAGGTGCCTATGTTGGCCCCTACGTCCAAGGCGTGCACACCGTCACCACGCAGCTTGCGCTTCTCATTCAGGATAAGGCAACCAAGCTGAATGACTTCCGGCTCATGGGTGCCAGTGGCCAGCACCTGACCGCCGACGCCCTCATCGCGGACGTTCACAATCAGTGGGCCCATGTGAGAGCTTGCGAGTACAAAGGAGCTCATTGAGTTTCATCCCTTTTTGCAACAGGCGGTGTCTGGTAGCAGATAATTTTCCACTTGTCCGCCCACAAACCTCGCCACTGAGCTACCTGCTCAGCAGATTTGTAACACTCTTCCTTTGTCCGAGTGGACATGTACAAATTGTTGTACTCACGTGTTCCAAGGCAGCTGAGCGCACTAGCTGCGCACACTATTTTGAAAGCCCACATTACGAATATTCCTGCACGGCAGCGTGAAGAAACCAACGCTTCTTTTGCTGACTGTTCAGACTTTCCCAAGTCATTGGTTTGTACCCGTTATGAGCATACCGTACCGCCGCTGCGGTCTCACTGTCTTCAAACAGGCACTTAGCAAGCTTCTCAAGGCACTTGCACTCTGTCATGCGTACTTCCTTTTCTTGGGCATGTGGGTTTCTTCAACCTCAGCCCACACTTCCTTGACAGCCTTGGCAGCACGGGCACGCTCTTCAGCATACTCCTCACTGCTCATTTTGTTGATGTTGGCAACATATTCCTTGAACTCTGACTTCTTCAAGTCAACAGCATCCAACCGGTCAACCTCATTCAACCATGTGACGCTGGCAAGAAGATCATTGATGCCGAACCCGAACTCAAAATTGAACTCAGCCTCCCTGAACGGCATGCCAACCTTGTTTTTCTTGACCTTGGCTTTCAGTTCGATGCCATAGGGGCGGCTGACCTTGTTGATGGTGCGCTTCAGGATACCAAGGTGGGCAAGCCAGAACACTTGGCTGGCATAGAAGTCCAGTGCCTTGCCGCCACTGCGCTTGTGCTTCTCACCAAACATGGCACCAATGTTGTCCCTCACCTGAGACACAATGAAAAGCAGGACGTTCGCCTTTTCCTGCTTGCGGGTAATCTTGCGGAACATCTCACTCATTTTCTTGGCCTTGGCCGCACCAAATGAGCCCTTGTCAATGTCCCGCGCCATTTCAGCATCATCTGACAGCGCGTCAAATGAGTCCAGCACATAGCAGCCGGGCCGCTTGGTCTTGATTTGCTTGTCGCAAAAGGCGTCAAAGTCGTTGTAGAAATCTTCTACAGTAATGATGGGGTCTTCACGATTGCCAAAGTCAATGCGATCCATTGGCAGGCCCATGGCCTCAGCGTAGGCGTCATCCCACGCTGCTTCCGTTTCCCGGTACGCAATATCGCCATCCGGGTATTGGATAGCGAAGTTGATCATGACCTCTGTAGCTGTGCCTGTCTTAGCTGTACTTTTATCGCCCACAACATTGGCAGTGCGGCCCAAAGCGAGACCGCCACCCAAGGCACAGTCAAGTACAGCACAGCCAGTGCTGACGAAACTAATGCTCGTCTTGTCAGACGTGAAATATGAGTTCTTGGGTTTCTCAACTGCAACCCTCGCACGTTTGGCCATTACTGTACCTTGCAAGTCCCAGAGCTATCGCATGTGTAGGGCCGTGACGAGCCAATAGCACTGCCAGAAGAAAGCGTAGTGAATTGCGAAACTTGCCTGCATTCAAGTGCAGTTACGTTCCTCTCCTTAGCCAGCATGGCTTTGCGGCCCTCACAAGCTTCTTGGCCGCTGTGAGTGCTGGTCACAATTGACCCCAACAACATTCCAGTTAAAATCCATTCAACCATATCTCACTCCTCAAGTTTTGCTGGCACGGGACGTGCCTCTTGGTTCTGGTACTTACCGGTATACGGTTGGTGCGTAGGCTCATCCAGCAACTCAAAGATGATCTGAGCGATGGGCATGCCTTCATGAATTAGGATTTGCTCATTGCCGTTGTTGGACAGTTCCAAGGTCAGGTGACCACGCCAACCCGGCTCAATGATAGTGTTCTGAACGGCCAGTCCACGTCGGGCCCATGTTGACTTGTCATGCACGCGGCCAACGATGTTTGGTGGCATGTCGAAGTGCTCAATGGTGGATGCAAGCATGAAGCCTGCGCCAGCACCAACACCCAACAGATAAGTTTCTGCTATCCGCACGTCATACCCGCAGCTGGACAGCCCAAAGGACATGCCATGAGTGACTGTCCGTTCAAAGAACGGGGTGATCAGGCCTTTACGGCGGCGTATGCTTTGGGCTGAAAGGATCATTTTGAATCCCAGATGTGGTCCGTGATGCGGTCGAATACGGTGCTGAGCCGTGTGTAAGCCCAACTGAAGAAGTGCCGTGGCCAAGTCAATACCCACCAAGTGAACTGGAACGGCCACAAGGCCATGGATGTCACGATGCGTGTTTTGTTGTCCGCTGCCTTGGGCCTATCGCGTGAAGGGGCCAGAATTTTCTGAGCCTTGACGAAATCAACCCACTTCTTGAATGACCACACAACGCCAAGCATGGCGTACAGGGCAAATCCTACAGCCAGCCACGCCAGCTGGACGCCAATGAAGGCGTCAGTGAAGCCAATTGATAGGATGGCACCGGCCATGGTCAGGAAAATGGCCCATGCGCCCATGCCTTCATCCTCGGTTGAAAGTGCCAGCACGTCTATAAGGATAATGACAGCCAGAATACCCCAAAATAACCACCCGGTGGTCAGTAGAATTGCTTGTATCACGTCGCTCTCCTCTAACTGAACTTAGGGGCCTGTTTGTAAGCTTCCATGTAAGCCCCACCACACATGGCGGTGAATTGTTGCGGTTTCATCCCAAGGTCAACGGCTATGGTAGCGGCCAGTTGATTGAGGGCTACGAGACTGATGCGGGAGTAATCCACATGGGACACCCCCGCATCTTTGAGTTGGTCTACCCACAGCTGACGGAATTCAGCTATCAGCTTGTTGGCGAGGATCAAGTCAGGGCTGGCTGCCTCCTTGGGGGTATCACTTATCCTTGGCATCAAAACGTTCCTTCAACAGTTCGGCCCAAGTGCGGTAACCTGCCCTGACTATCACCTGATTTTCCCGTGCCCAACGTAGGTACGGGATTTCGTCGTTCATAATCTCACCGATGGGGCGCTTGTCAATGACAACCGGGTCTTTGCCTGCCCGCCTCAGTATCTCAAGTTTGCGTTCCTCAATCGTCGTCTGAGTTACGACTGCGACGCCTCGCAGCTAGTTTCTCACGGAGGCTGCCACCACCTTCCTCGTCCTCAGGCTCACTCTTCCCACGGCGGCTTTTCGGAGGGGGCTCGTCAGCCTCATCTTCCTCAGGTTCAGCGCGGCGTTTGCCACGTGCAGGCTTCTCCTCAGGTTCATCATCCTCAGGCTCAGCCCTGCGTCGTGAACGGGCTGGCTTTTCATCCGGCTCGTCATCAGGCTCATCTTCAGGGTCTGCCCTGCGGCGGCTGCGTGCCGGTTTTTCCTCAGGCTCATCCTCAGGCTCAGCCTTACGGCGTGACCGTGCAGGCTTCTCCTCAGGTTCATCTTCAGGGTCAGCGCGCCGCTTGCTGCGAGCCGGCTTTTCGTCCTCGTCATCATCAGGTTCTTTGGCACGGCGGCTGCGCACCGGCTTTTCATCATCATCGTCCTCTTTGCGGCCAGCCTGACCGTTGAAGGTGCCGTTGATGTGATCGTAGCTGTAGAAGTTGAGGGTTTCCGGCAGCGGGTTGTCAGTGATGAAATCAAGCCAGTCAGCCTGAATTTCCTCATCCTCATGAATGGGGCTTTCCTTCAGCACCTTCATCTTGGACGGGTCATACTTGGTGGTGAGCCCGGTGCCCTCCTTGTAGAAGCGGACATCACAACCCTCTTCAGGGTCGTCAATGAACATCACTTCCTTAGTATCCTCGTCAATGCAAAGATTTGACAATGACTTGTCAAATGTGAAAGGCGCAGCCCAGAGGAGGGGGCCTTCATCCTCATCCAGCCGATCGATGATCCAGTAAAGGATTCGCTGTGACGGGTTGAGCGCCTTGGCGAGGTCCTTGTCACCTTCCTTTTGGGCTTCACGCCGGGCTTCAGCAAGCGGGTCATCCCCTTGTTGCATCTTGCTCAGTGAGAGGTACGATTGGTTGTCCGCGCCAATATTGAAGTTGACGTAAATGTCCAAACCGTAATGGGCCGTGCTCTGCCAAGGCGCGTCAGCCTTTTTCCACGTGGGTGGCAGGATGCGGATCAGGTTTTTCCCGTCCTTGGGCTTCCATTGCTTGAACTTGGGCTTGATGTAGGTGTCGAAATTTCCACCCTTCATATTGGCCCGCTCTTTGAGCGAATCCTTGCTGCGCTTTTCGTAGCGGAAGCTACGCTGTTCTTTAGCCATTACAGGTCACCTTTCGTCGTCATGCGGTTAATAATCTCCTCCTGCCTCTTGAAGATAGTGTCTATGAAGGAGTGGCCAACAAGAAGCAGGACCACACCGGATAGAACTACCCCAAAAATCACTTCTGCCATCACTTACCTCTTGCTGCTCTCGCATTGGACATACGAACGCGGTTTGCAGCGGCGTGAGAAGCTTCTTGCACCTTGGTAGGCTTCACAGAAGCTTCCTCATAGTAATTGGCAGAATACAGGGCGACCAAGTCACGCAGCATGTAGCTGCGGGCCTGAAAGGCTTCCTTGAGGGCTATCAACCTGTCGGCCTTTGTTTTGGCTTCAAGCCACACGGCAAAGGCCTTCTCATGCGCTAGGCTGGTTTGGACGCAGCTTTTAATGACGGCATCAGTTACCCGGCTTTTTGACTCCTTAGCCAGCTTCTTGCGCCATTGGTTGTCCAAGTCAGCGTCCACTGAATTGAGCTCTTCCTTGGCGGCATCACGTTCAGCAA